TCCTGCCATATAGTTAGGCACGTTTAGATCTTTCTTTTGCTGCCTTCGTAAGATCTTTAAAGTGAACCACGGTTTTAGAACCTTTAGTATGAGTTTTACCAGAGTGTACGGAACCATCAGGCATTTTATGAGTACCCCCATTATGTTTTCTCCCATCTTTAAAATAATGTTGTACGCCTTTTGCCATACTATTTTTTCTTTCTTGTTTTCTTTACCATACCACCTTTATTCATATAACCCATTTTGTTACGTACAGTTGTAGGTAGTTTCTTTAGTCCTGCTTGTTTAGGCGAAGGTTTTTTCAAAGCCATATTTTTATCCTTTATTTTTTAGCTTTTCTATTAGGGGGATTAGATGCACCAGATTTAGCCATACCACCTTTTTTATAGCCCATAGTTTTTTTAGCCATACCGCCACCCATATAGCCTTTTACTTTTTTTTCTTTCTTTTTCATACCCATCATTGTATTAAGCCTTTCCTGCTTTTTTGTTTCTTGGAAACGATCTGTTTTTAGATGCCTTTTGCACCCGTAGGTTACTTTTTCGATTGTCTAATGGATTGCCATTCTTATGGTCTACATCTTTACCATCACCCTTTTTAACTAAACCTGCCTTCATAGCCATACGTCTAGCTTTATTACGAGAAACTCGTTTTTTTATTTGCTCTGGTCTGCTTTTGTAGTTAGCATTTTCTTTTTTATAATTGCGTGGAGCCATTTTACGTATCTACCTTTGTATTATCTTTGCCCCAATAAACACATTTTTTGTCTGTAACTATCAAATTAGGGTGCTTTTCTTTTAAAAAAGGTATACCAATCTGCTCCATTCCCATATAGCACCCTATTTCAGTTTCAAATACAGGACCGCCATAAGTAGCACATTCTAAGGTAATCATTGAGCATAATAAGACTAAAGGGCTGAACATCGTCTATTTCCTTAATGACTTAGCCCCAGAACACTTCCATCGTTTACGAGACAAGTTATTAGGAGTATTAGGATCATTTTGTTTCTTTTTAGAAAGCCTTTTTTTAATTCCTAGGCTTCTTGCACAGTAACTGTCCCCTTTAGATGTTCCTGCACGAACTCTTGGGCCACCGCCTTTGGCTTTTCCTGCTTGCCCGTAACTAACCTTTTTGCCTGACGAGGTTACCTTAACCTTTGCCTTGCCTTTTCTAGGTGTTGCCATAATTACCTACGTGGCATCATTGGCATAGTGTACATCATCACTTCAGGTTGTGTCAAGTTATCTATTACTTCTTTTTGCATACCGTTATTACCGCGTAAATCTTTGCTACCAAAGCGGTCTGCAGTGTTATTTTCTTTTTCGTAGTGTCCATTGCCCATACAACGGAAGTCTTTTTGGTTTTTAGTTGAATAATACATATTAATTTCCTGCCAAGGGGTTTAATAGAGCTTTTTTGATCTTATTGTCTAAATTTAACTCTAAAGTTTCTATTTTAGTGTCTAATCTGTCTATTTTAGCGTCCATACGGATCTCAAAAGCGTTAATAACGCCCCTTACGTCCTTTATGTTCTGTCGATTACGCTGTTCTTGCTCTGCCATGTCTTTTTCGACTTGAGATAACGTACTTTTTACGTCTAAACTCTGGGCATCTATAGATGTTTCAACATCATCTATGTCTAATTCTATGCGATCTTCCTGTTGATCCATAGATGTCTTAACAGAATCTAGTTTTTCATCGACACGAAGCTCTGTTGCGTCTATTAATGCTTCAATAGCTGCAACATCGTCCTTTAATCGTGTCTCTTGTTCGTCTACTGTAGTCTCAACTGCAGCTAAGTCATCTTTTATGCGTTGTTCTTGCTTGTCCATACTCGATTGTATGCTCGTCAAGTCTTCTCGAAGCTCGATCTTTGAGTCGTGGACACTAGCGGAGACATTAGCTACAGATGCTTTGATTGAATTGACTTGTTCTCGTATCATTTCATTAACGAGTAGGTCAGCTTCTTTAAGATTATTGAACTGTTCGCTAATAACAGCTAGTTCACCCTCAACCATAAGCATATGATTTTCGATGTGTGACAAATCGGGGGACACGAAGTTAGCTATCTTCTTTTCCATAGATAAATATCTTTGGTAAACTTCAAAACCACCCCATAATCCCCCAATAATCGTACCGACTAAAGGTATTATGAGTAGGAGTTTTGACCCACCTACCTTTATTCCCTTATACTCGACTTCTGCCATGTTATCTTTTCTTTGCTGTTTTAGCTGACTTACGAAAGGCTGCGGCAGTAGGTGCGCCTTTGCTACCCACTTTCCGCATTTTTTCTTTAGAGCCTGCTTTTATACGGTTACGTTTAGCATTTATATTTGCATATAGACCAGGTTTCTTTGCCATGTTTAGCTACCTATCATTATTTAAGGTTAATGCCGCCAGTGTTTGCTGCTAGACCGTCAACGACATCGTGCAACAAGAAGGCTAGTGCTGCTGTAGTTGAAATACAAGTAATTTTAAAACTTGAACCTACAACTGCGTTAGCATCAAAACCTGCAGAATCATTTGCGTCTGCAACTGCTAGGTTGTCACCGTCACCTTTTGGTACACAACCAAGAATCTTTTCTGATCCGTTAGTAATAATGTCAATATCGTTACCTGCTGTACCTAACATTACAAATGTATAAGTAGCACCTAAACAAGTTGCACAAGCTGGTAGGGATAGAGTTGCTGCACCGCCCATTGCAGGGAATGTTACGATAGCCCCTGATTGTGCTGCTGTTAGTACAGTACCAGAAGTATATCCTGTTACCTGTGCGAGTACGTTTACTCGTGGTGATTGACTTTGTGAATCAAATGTAGCTGCACCTGATACAGCCATTGTACCTGTTACTGCTAGTCCGTCATCAAATGAAAATGTTGTTGGCATCTTTTCGACACCTTGATACATTGTAGTATTTGCCATTGTGTATATTCCTTATTTAATTTATTGGTTATATTGACTGTCCACGAGGGCATCCATCTTCACGTTAGAGCCTCCAAACATGATAAAAGAAGCGAAATTATTATCGCTTATTTGGGTGTCAGGTACAATTAGATCAGAAAAAAATCCTGGTGTATCTTGAATTAATTTCTGGTCATTGAAAAACGTCTTAGAATTTCCTAGTACCTGCATTACAAGGAGGGTCTTGAGTTGGTTAGTAGAGTCGTACCGTCCTTTGTCCCCCATGTTCTTTACTATCTTACTTCCTGCTTTTTGTTTTTGGTCTTGTTTTTTTTGAGCCTTAGTTTGTTTAGGCTCTTCTTTCTTCTCTTCTTCTTTTGCAGCTACCTCTTCTTTTTCTTTAGGTTCTTCTTTGGCAACTACTTTAACTTCAGGTTTCTTTTCTTCTTCCTTAGGTTCTTCTTTAGTTGGTTCTTCTTCTTTTGCTTCTGGTTCTTCAACTACCTCTGGCTCAGAAACCACTTCTTCGGGTTCAGGCTGCGGCTCTTTAGTTTCTGCATCAGGTCCAGGCGTTTCATTTTCAGATACATCCTTAACTTCAGGAAGGTCAGTATTTTCCATATCGTTAGCCGCCACTTCAATGTTTTCAGGGGGCGGAGCATCAACTGTATTTGGTTCGACATTAACATCTGGCATATCCATTTCTAATTCTATATCCATTTCAATGTTGCTTTCCATCGTAACTTCAACATTGGTAGGTGGACCTATATCAAAGTCCATATCTATTTCTATATCGGGGATATCTAATTCTAACTCTATAGACTCGTATGAATCTCCCCCTGCCATATCATCATCAAAATTAGGTTGAATGTCAATATCCCCATTAGGGTTTTCTATAAAATCATTATTATCAAATATGTCTTCAGCTATGTCTATTACTTCTTCGTCGTATCCGCCTGTAGCTATAAAAGTCTCTATTGTCGTTATGTGCTGCGTTACTATAGTGTTAACTATATTCCATAAAACATTTACGGTTACATCATCGAACACAGGCCCTATAGCTAGGTTTATGTCTCTGCCGCCCACTTCTACAATAATTGAAGTAAGACTTCCACCAAAATCAAAACCACCAGTGTATTCAGCATATCCTGTTGCTACTCCTGCTGCGGATAATAAGTCTGTACCAGCAAATGCTGAAGTTGTTCCGTCACGACCCGTAATGTGCATATAGATTGAGTCTGCGCTATCTTTCTTATGCACTTTAATAGTGTAGTTAACTCTGCCGCCTTTGTCTGACATATTTAAGTTCTGTACATCTATCGTCTGTATGAATGTTGTACCCATTCCAGCTACGCCCATTGTACTTGTACTCGAACCACTTCCAGTGATCTCAGCACATTTATCTGTACCTAGGTCTCCACAGGTGGACCCAGTTGGCATCGAAGCTGAACCCTGCCCACCCCAGTCAACATCCATATCACCTTCTTTTGATGATGATACAAATCCATTATCGCTATCTAATATGTCACCACTATCTTCATTCGTTGTGGTTGTAGTTGTGGTCGTTACTGTAGTTGTTTCTATTTCAGTTATACCTGTAGAGTCGCTACTCGATTCAGTTATTACTTCAGTTTCAATTAATTCAATAACAGTCGGGGTACAAAGTCCTACCGTAGTATTTGTGCAGTCTGGGTTGTCAGCTATTAGCTCTGTACTATAAAAGCAAAAGAAGAGCGGCAATAGGGAATACCCAAGTACCTTTTTTCTTGTCGCCATCTGCGCTTCTTTCTTTACGTTTTTCAGCTAGGGCCTTACGTTTCTTTAGTTCTAGTTTCTTTTGTCGCTTCTCTTCTTTAACTAGAAGACGTTTTTCTTCTTTTAAACGAGCCGCCTCAATTTTGTTATTCTCTTCCTGTGCTTTTATTTCTTTCTTAGCTAGTACAGCCGCTTTCTTCTCAGCTAGAGCTTCTTCGGCTATCTCTATTTCTTTTAAGGTTCTGATCTCAGATTTTGCTGGAATAAGTGATACGTTCTTGTTCCAGGCTAATAGAGCTTCATTCCCTATCTTTCCCATAAATGGACAGGGCGTACCTGCCATCCACATCGAATCAAACACCCTTGCATCCATACAAAGGGTTGATATTGCCGCTACCTTCATACCCATTCCGTACAGGCTACGAGCTAGTTTTATACGCTCACAGTTTTCATCGGTAATAGTTATGCCCGTAGCAAAACCTAGTACTTGTGTTTGTACTGAGGCAGCGGCAGCCGATTTGCATACATCGCTATTGTTAACGACGACAGACGGGGCAGACGCAGTGGGTACACTTTTATCTGTAACCACTGTGCTGCTAACCGTATTACTATCGGCAGCAGATACGTTCTTAGAACTCGATAAGGATACAATTACTATTGCAACCCCTATCAGAGCTATTATGTAACATATCCGCCTAATCATTTTTGTCATTACTTTTTAGCGCAGTTGCACCAGCCATCTTGTAGCAAGTGGAGTACGACACCTAAAGCAATTAAACCAGCTAATCCTGCTCCACCTAGTAGAGAGATTAAACTAATTATATTTTCTACTACGTTACCTAAGAACAACATGTTCCCTGGTCCCACTAGTATTGATACCACTATCGAGAGTGTCAGAAGTGCTACGCCTAGGTTAGTTAACCCAGCCACAGATTTCATCATTCTATCCATTGGCTTTCCTTTTTTGTTGTTTCTAGAAGTTAGTGATCGTTAAGGAACAACAACACTATCCGTATTCTCGTTCCCTATTGGGGTCTAAGACTTCTTGCCTACTTAACCAGCCCTCTAAGTACATAGCCCTTTCAACGTGATCTAGTGTGTACGTCACACCAGTATTACACCTTATTGCTTCCCTAATATAGAAAACATCAGATTTTGGGATATGTACACGATTAAAGGCACGAGGGTTGTTATCTATTAATGCTTTATAGAATTCTTCGAGTACATTCTCTGATGCATATAGTTGTACTGGCTTTTTGCTCATTGTCAAGTTTTATTTTATATAATTTTAAGGAGGGTTAAAAACGCGCCACACTAAGTACGAAAGGAGGGATACTTAATGTAGCGCGTAAGGTGGTTCATACAGGAATATACAAACAAATAGTATTTTAGTTTATGTAACATACAAAGTTTAAAGGGAGGGAGAGACAAACCTTTATGTGATGTATGTTACATAACAAGAATCATAATACAAAGTTAATAGGGTGTCAACTATAATAATTTAATATGTGTATAAGTATTACTTTTAAGTTATACTTCCTTTCTCTTTAGGAGAAAGGTATGTTAATACTTTAAAGTATTACTTTAAGGCTGCTACTGCTACGCAGTTATACTGATTTTTAGCTAGTAGTCAAACATTATTGCGCTTAGTGTGTCAACATGTCGCAGTTATAAGCTGGTTACTAGTGAATGTGATCACAAATAAAGTAGTTTTAGGTGTACAAACTACCAGGTCGGAAAAACCCCGTGTGTGTAACTATACATATATAACGTACCCCTAACCCCCCAGTGTCCCACGCCCCCCTCGCAACTACTCACATATATAAAGCACTGATTTTGTGGGGAAAATATCCTAAACTATAGGTTATCTAGTAGGATAATATATTTATTTAGAACTATACTTAGTTAAGCATTTGTTAACATTACATCTTATAACTAATACTATATCAGTTAATTTAATGTTATGGTTTCAGAAGTACATCCCTACTTGTGGCGCGCACACTCAAAATCAAAAAGATATACAACCTACTCACCCAACCACGAGCTAGACCTATGCAGTAGACGCATAAGTACCTATGCACTGAGCGCATACCTACTCTCACACAACGGTCACTACTCACATGCCCTGAGCGCATAGCACCTATGCACTGAGCGCGTAGCAACAGCAGCGACTATTTTAACTGATATGGTTTATCTATTGTCAGTTAAATGTTAATATCAATTATTGAGAGTCGTTACTGATTCGTTATTTATAAAGGATAAAACAATATGAAATTATCATTCAAAAGGAATAAACCATTTTGTAAAAGCATCGCAATAAAGCAAGGCTATACAAAAGAATTAACTATGAATTCCAGCCATTATATCGGCTCTGTATTAATTAAACCGATTACAGATTTAAACAGTACATTTAGAGCCTATTGTTTAGATAGACAAAGTTTTATGTATATAAATGGGTGGCGTTTATAATGCTTACAATCTTTTACATTTTCGTTGCACTATTTGGCGCGTATTTAGTTTATGAATTAATCCAACAATTAAGGATATTATAATATGACTCATCCATTTGAAGAAATAACTTTGAACAAATGCATTAACAAAGGACAAGCCAGAATCTGGATAGAGGGATCCATATTAGAGGTTAATAAGTTTTCTAATAATGAAACTTTTTATAAGTCAATTATAGACTCTAAACTAATCTTAAACTTTTATGCCGATGATGCTATTAAGAAAAACAAAATATCTGGCACTAAGTCTAGACCTATTATTGATATTACAGGAAAAGCTATAACTAAATTTTTTGGCAATAATAGTAAATACAAAGTGACGTTTGCTAATAGCAACTCTCACAAAACAATCACAATTAAACCTATCAAATAGAAAGGAAATAATATGTTTATTGAATTAAAGCACATACCAAAAAATGGTTTATTCCAACGTAAGGAAGACTCAAAAACGTCTTACATAAAAAACCATTATAACAAATCGGATAAAACTTTTTCTTGTTCTGATATAGATGATATCAATAGAGAAATTTTTTTAAAAAGTTCAACTAAGGTTTTCGTATAATGTATTATTATAAATCAAAAACTGGTTTAGTTAAGTTTAGAAAGCCAGTATCAAAAATAACGCAAAAGCTTTTAGGTTTTCGCAATATATCAAAACTTAATTATGAAAATGCATTAAGTATAAACGAAAACCATAATAAAAGATTAGCAAAATTATTAAGAAATAAGGAGTCTATCTAATGACAATTCAAAATCACGTAAAGGAAAACACATTTCCAATTAATCATATTGTAGCCGAATATCTAAACAGTAGCGACAAAAACAAAGTAGAGGGCAAGCAATGGTATTTTACAGCGCATAAAATAGCTTCAACACTATCTGAATCTTTTAGCGTTTCATTACCTAAAACTTGCGGAGTCATTGCGGCACTTAGTCCAAATAACCATTGGGACAAAAACATAATTGACGCGGAGTCTTTATTGGCGGCGTTCAATTGTGACATGCCAGAGTCAGAAATATTTGACACAATAAAAGTCTCTACTTTTAATCCTAATAAAACAAAGGCTCTTAATGTTTTGTTTAATGATTGCCGAAATGATCTATTACCTAAATTACCTATAATAGAAATTATTAAACCTAAAAAAGATTCTGGGCATAAAGTAAAATCTTTTTATTCTTGTATTATAAACCCACACGATACCAACGAAATATGTGTAGACGGCCACGCACTCTCGATATATTTGGGGGATAGGATTACAGTAAATGATAGCAAGTCTAATATGACTCCCAAACAATACGCACATATACAACAAGCCTATAGACTAGCCACCGATAAAATAAATAAAATTGAAGGTCGCACTTATATCCCAATGGAAATTCAGGCCATTACTTGGCTCGCATATCGAGAACGCCATAACCTATAATCCTAAACTAAAATATAAATAAAATTAGGTCTCACTTTGTGGGGCTTTTTTTTTATGTGCCTACTCTCACATTAAGATACTTGCCTAAAATCCTGGCCAAGTCCTGGCCTAAACTTCCTGGTACTCTCATACATCGGTCATCCAGGACAAAACAAATACGCAGCTTTCCTGGGAGAATGTGCCTACGATACCTGCCGCAAAGTCCTGGCTAAGTCCTGGTTAAATCCTGGCAAGATAACTGCACGATAATTGCCTAGTAATTTAACTGATATTATTTCTTGCGTTAACTGATGGGTGTGATATAACTAATATACAGAATATAAATTGATTCGTTTTAGATATTAAAGGAGAAAAAATAATGTCTACAGGTATTACAGTTCACCGCGTAAAAAAAGTTGATATAGAAAATATAATACACGACACTTTTGAAACCATAAGAATTAATATTGTTAATGATGAAAATGAAAAAGTTGAAGTGTGTCTTTTTTCTGAAAATAAAAGAATGGCCTTAGATGTAGTAAAAGCATTTACGATAGACGGCAATAATTCATCAATAGCTGAAACAAGAGAGGATTAATACAAATGGAATTTACTAGAGCGCAATTAAAAAATATTAGAGTTGAGATGCAGAATAGTCTTACAGCACTTGGTTACGAAGCAAATGCTACTATTGATAGTGGTTTAACTTTTAAAGTAGGTAATTGTAGTTTCAACTCTGATACCGCTACGTTCAAAGTTGTTGTTACTTTACCTAATGCTGTAGCACCAGAAGTTACAGCGTTAATGGATGAAATAGAACGTGAGAAAATGTTAGGTGTAATTTTTAGCACTTCAGATTCTATTCACTCTCAGTATCAGCTTGTAGGCTACAACAACAGAGCCAGAAAACGCCCATACATATTTATAAATAAGAAAACAAAAGTTAAGTATGTATGCGACTATAAGAGTGCCAAACGTATGTTCGCAAAAGATGAACTAGAATATTCTAGAACGTCTAGCACACCAAGAGAGGTAGCTTAAATGTCTAAAAAATATTCAGTTACTTTATTATCAAAAAATAGCGGTGCTTATATGCACAGTGCAGATCATAATTATATATATTTAAAATGCTTAGTTGATAACGAAAAACAAATAAAAAGAATCTTTGATGATGAATATCATATAGTAGATGTAGATTTAATAATTGATTACAACAAAAGTAGCCCAGATGACTTAACTTTAGAGGGTCAAAAATACCAATGCTACATAGATAATACGCAGGAAGCATTTCCTAAAACTTTTGAAGAATGGTTAAACACTTAAAAAAAGGAATCATAATATGGCATATATTAATCAGGCCGATAAAAACGAATTAATGCCTAACATCAAGGCGGTACTAGCTAAACATAATGTTAAAGGTACGGTTTCAGTTAGAAATTATTCGACATTAGTAGTAACTATAAGAGAGGGGGCATTAGACTTTTTAAATCGTAAGCATCAGGCCAGAGGGATTATTTTTACTGGTACTAAAATAATTTATGAAAGCGTAAATCAATACCATTACCAAAAGCATTACAAAGATCAGCCAGAGTGCGTTGCTTTTTTTGATGACCTATTCAAGGCTATGAAGGGTACAAAATGGTATAACAAAAGTGACGCAATGTACGACCACTTTGATACAGCGTATTATTTAAGTGTCCACGTAGGTAAGTGGGATAGACCCTACATTCACGCACCCATTAAGAACAAATCTAAAACAAAGGTTTCATACTTAATGGAAGGTATGAGTAAAACAATAGAGTTAACAGAACAAGAATGGATAGAGGGGGGTTTTAAAATGATAGCATAGTATATGTATAAAAATTATAGGGGGGCAGACCACGGGCTGTCCTCTTTTTTATTTGTCATAAACTTCCTGGTACTGTCATACATCGGTCATCCAGGACGGCTGCACGTTTTAATATTCCTGGTATTTTAATGCTACGATAAGTGCCTAGTAAAATAACTGCTATTGTATTATCAGTTCAAGTATGTCATAAAGGGGTACATTATAACAAGAAAGGAATCATATAATGGTACAAGAAACAAAAGTAATAACTCACCTAAAAACTAAAGCTAGTATTTCTACTAGAGAGGCAGTCTTCTGTTACAACATATTATCTCTAACTAAAGTTATATCTGAGCTTAGGCGTAAGGGTTACAGAATTTTGTCAGTCAATAAAATTGATAAGGTTAGGCGTACCCCCTATAAACAGTACTACGTTTTAGATAGAGAGGACTTTGCACCAGTTAAAGATACAGTAAATGGATAACATTTGTTTATGGTGTCGAGAGGATACTAGTTTTGGTTCGGGTAAATTTGTTAATAGGATTTATGCGGATCGCCAAGATGGCGTAGATTCCTTTTATGAAGAGGGTTATATGTGTCACGAATGTCAAATAGAAGGAGATGAATTATGAAGTTAGCACCTAAGTACTATACTAAAAACCCCAATAAAGTTATGGCATATCAAGAGGAAGACTTGAAGATGCTAAAGCGAGAGATAGATACCGCCAAGCAGATCTGGTACGATACGTGGCAGAATAATGGCGCAGAAGATATGGGGTCATGTTGTGGTGGTAAGGGTATCAGCATACCTTACATTCGTAAGGGCAAGCGCATAGCTGAAGACATCAACGTAGTGTCTTGTGGTTGGGTGCAAGGTAATGTCTCAGCATCCCAAGCAGTAGGTAAAGCATTGGTATATATCAAACAGTTTTTCCCTGATGCTGTATATAATGATGGGTGGATGGATTAATATGGAAAAAGGTATAAATGTATTAGCCCCATTCAATGGCTGTTCGGGGGCAATGCTTGCCCTTCGAGCTAACAACATCCCAATAAAAACATATGTCAGCTTAGAAACTGACAAGTACGCTAACACAGTGTCACAAGCTAACTGGGGCAATACAGTGTGGCAGATGGGTGATGTCAGAGAATTTTCTGAGAAGTTGTACAGAGAATCTTACTTAAAAGAAAATCCTTTTGATCTACTTATAGGTGGCTCACCATGTCAGGATGTATCGTTTGCAGGGCATCAGAAAGGATTAGTTCCTGGGACACGTTCTTCTTTGTTCTTTGAATACGTTAGACTATTAAAGGAGTTTAAACCTAAATACTTTCTACTAGAAAACGTGCGGATGAAACAAAGTAATATGGACATTATATCTGACGCATTGGGTGTTACCCCAGTTAAGATAAACTCATCACTACTAACAGCACAAAATCGTGTACGATACTATTGGACAAACATACCTCAGTCTGATTTGCCTGACGATAAGTGCGTAGTATTACAAGACATACTAGAAGATGACGGCTACTCTGCTGACAGAGACAAATCATTTTGTATTGATGCTAACTACTTCAAAGGCGGTAACTTAAAGTCATACTTCGAGAAACATAGGCGACAGCTAGTGTTTTCGCCAGAAGGTCTAGCGCACGTAGGTGACGCTGACTTGAAGGGTCACGGCTACAATCGTAGGGTCTACCACCGCAAGGGCAAGTCACCCTCAGTATGTGCCGCATCAGGTGGCAACTTAGAGCCGAAGGTTTTAGTTGAGACTGCTGACAAACCTATGTGGCGTAAATTATTGCCACTAGAAGTGGAGCGTCTGCAAGGTATGCCAGACAATTATACTGCACACGTTAGTAATACCCAACGCTATCGAATGGTAGGTAATGGCTTTACGATACCAGTTATATCACATTTACTGAAAGGAATGACATTATGACTGAGGATCAGAAACAAATAGCGTCATTGATAGCTCAAGTTAGATGTATCAAGGAGAGACTATTAATCCTGGAGCAAAGAGAAATGCACAGAGAGGAGAACAAATGATACTTAAACCTAAGAAATGTCCTAACTGTTTTGGTGACGGTTGGATACCTATCATAAAAGTAATACGTTCATCAGGAGACTACACTTACAGTGAGTTAGAAGATGTAGGGGAAGAGGATTGCCCCGAATGTAATGGAACAGGAGAGGAGAAAATTTATGCGTAATCTTATTTTGATTAGTGTACTTGTCGTCATAATAATGGTTGCTATTCTTTATGCTAACATTGTAGATGATTTAAATTCAACTATTGATGATTTTTTTAATAATGGATAGTTATTGGTTTTTAAAAAATGCGCTACCATTAATGTTTATAGCTGTATTTGTTTTAGCTTGGTCTGTGTGTTATTATTTTAGTCACAATAACTATGAAAATAGTTTAAAAAGAAAGAGGAATAAAAAATGATATTAAAAGATATGGCAGAACAATATAGGTGTTCCCCTAAGTTTTGTAAGCTGTCTATAAAAACCCAAAAAGAATATATGTCACAACAGAAAAAGGTTTGTGCAACTATTGTGCAGAATAATGTGAGACTAGGCGATATGAAGTTAAAGAAAATATCTTTAAAACATGTTGCTGTAGCATATGAACAGTGGCTACGCACTGGTACACGTACTGCTAATATGCGTAAGAGTTCACTATCTGTTGTATTTAAATATGCAATGCAGAATGAACTTATGGATAAAAATCCTTTAGTTGGCTTAGAGACTACAAAAGATAGTGTACGTTCAGTTAAGTGGGAACGTGACGAGGTTAAAAGATTTTTAGATATTGCTTACGGAAACTTTAAGTATAGAAATATTGCTTTGTTGTGCCAGATGGCATACGATTTTGGGCAGAGACTAAAAGATATGAGGCAGTTAAAGTGGTGCAGTATAAATTTTACTGAGAAAACAGCCAATATAAAACAGTCCAAGAGAGGGGCAGAAGTTCATTTACCTATTGATGATAAGTTAATCAAAATGCTACAGCAACAAAAGGAAGACTTTGATGGGGTGTCAGAGTATGTGTGTCCTCGCATCCCTATTAGGGGCAATGGCTATCGGGAATACTCTGAACAAGAAATATCTTATTTAGTTAACGATATAAAGCGAGAAGCAAACATTAGACCAGAGTTGTGGGCAATGGATTTTAGGAGAACTGCTGTAACTGAGATGGTAGAGAGTGATGTTGATGTATTTGGTATTATGCAGGTTACAGGGCATCAAAACCCCCAATCAGTTAAGAACTATTTAGTTAATACTCGTGAGGGTGCAACTACTGCGCTATCTAAGCGAAACGCTAATGGGTAGCATAAAATCTTTTATCCAGGATATAAACATTGCAGAAGGGGAACGTCTTAGAATGGACTGCCCTTCTTGCAGGGGATCAAATACATTAAGTATTAGTCGCATTGATGGTGTTATTCTATATCAATGTTATAAGTTAATGTGTTCTGAAGCAGGGGGTATTTACGAAGGGATGACAGCAGGGCAAATAAAGAAACGTATAGCTTCATTAAGTGACAGTAGTTCTGCCCAAGATAGGTGCCAGGAAAATGTACCTATGATCATACCAGAATACATTGTCCCTATAAGTAAGGATAAGAAGTTAATTAACTTTATTAAAGGTTGGGGTCTAGAATACGTAGAATTATTGTATGACGTTAAAGATAAGAGAGCAGTGTTTCCTATACGAAAAGATGGCACAATTATTGATGCCGTAGGTAGATCATTAGTAGGGGGAATACCAAAGTGGTTAAGATACACGGGTGCAGCCGATGTTTATCTTGCTTGTAAAGGGAAATCTAATGGTGTTGCAGTTATTGTTGAGGATGTTATTAGTGCTAACACTATATGTAGTGTGTGTCAAAATGTCACAGGTATAGCTATCTTAGGAACATCATTAAGCCTAAAACATATGGAGTATCTACAGGAATATAAAAAAATTATAGTTGCTTTAGACCCTGATGCTTCACACAAGAACTTGCAGTACAGACGAGAGATAGCGTCTTGGACGGGGATAGACACTATTGCTATGCGTTTAAACGATGATATAAAGTATAGAGAGACAAAGGATCTAATTAAATTAAAAGCACTGTGCGGTTAAATAATGGTGTTCTATCGTACTATTCCATTGTTGAAGGATGCACATTACCCTGCTTGCGTTGGCCTATGCCAGATTGGTAGGGGCAGAGTAATGGAATCTTGGAATGATGGTAAAAGCAGATCAACAAAGTGGTATCTGTGGCCTTTACCAATGAGATGGATTGGTTGGGATAGCAGAGGATCTTATTTAGGAAGAAGAAGAAAGGTAAAATGACAGAAATATCATTATTAAAAACTTTAATGAACAAAGAGTTCTATGAATTACATAAAGGGATACGATGCCCAGACAAAATCTTTACTAAGGATGTCAGAAAAGTAAAGCAGACACTTGATTACGCAATGGAGACATACGATCAGGGGCTATCACTAGCAGATCTGGAAGCCCTGTTTTATGCAACAAACAATACACTTACTACATCTAATAAAGAGCAGTACAAAAAGATCTTTCATAAGATAGCTAGTAGCAGTGCTTTGAATACTGAGGTAGCTACGAAGGTTATTTCTAGGATGTTTCAACAAGTGGTAGGCGAAGAGATAGCTAACATTGGCTACGATTATGTAAATGGAACGCAAAACAGCTTAGAGTCTTTACGTAAAATTGTAGAGACATACCAGAATGATTTTACCCCTAATGTAAAGATAGAGTTTGAGGATATGAGTATAAATACATTGATTGAAGCTAACGAAACTGAGACCCAATGGAAGTTTAATATATCTAGCCTAAGACGTAATGTCGAGGGTGTCAGTGAGGGTCACTTCATAATAGTAGGGGCGAGGCCAAACACTGGCAAGACTAGCTTCCACGCTTCTATTATTGCTTCTCCGAAAGGGTTTGCAGAGCAGGGTGCTAAGTGTGTTATTTTATGTAATGAAGAGGCCGCAAATAGGGTCGGAGCAAGGTACTTATCAGCCGCTACTACTATGTCAATGGAAGAGATAAAAGTTAACCCATCTAAGGCGGCTCTGCGCTACGATAAGGTCAACCCTAACATACATATCAAAGATTCTACAGGTAAAGATCTGAGTTGGGTTGAGGCTGTAGTTAAAGCTACTAAGCCTGATGTATTAATACTAGACATGGGAGATAAGTTTGCCCCACGTACTAGTGACAAGACAGATGTTTATCTTAGGGATGCCGCTATACACGCCAGGAATATAGCTAAAGAATATAAATGTGCTGTCTTTTGGTTGTCTCAACTGAGTGCGGCAGCCGAAGGTTTAGCGATGCCAGATCAGTCAATGTTAGAGGGAAGTAAAACTGGCAAGGCGGCTGAAGCTGACCTAATGATACTTATAGGTAAGAACAGAGTTATTGAAGGGAATGAGATGGAAGATAAAGAGAGACACCTAAACATAGCTAAGAATAAATTGAAGGGCGGCTTTCACGGACGTATAACTTGCCAGTTGGCAGGAGATATAGCACAGTATACAGCGTGAGAATTGTACTAGACGTAGAGAACACAGTTACTAAACGTAATGGCAAGACCCATATGGATCCCTTCGAAGCCAATAACTTTTTGGTACAGGTGGGTACTAAGAATGTAGATGTACCTACGGAACGACATCTGTTGACGTTCGATCACGTTGAATACACTGACCGTAATGGTGATAATTCTAGGCTGTTACAAACTATCTTAGATCAAACTACACTACTTATAATGCACAACGCACAGCACGATCTAATGTGGTTGTGGGCTAGTGGGTTTAAATATGATGGCGACATCTACGATACGATGTTAGCTGAATATATTTTACAGCGAGGGCAGAAGCAACCTCTTAGCTTACTGGCTTGTGCTGAACGCAGAAACTTAACCTTTCAGAAAGATGATACATTAAAGAAATACTTTAAAGAAGGATACAACACAAATGAAATACCGCTTAAAGAACTTACACATTATCTTGGCTGCGACATTGACACTACTTCCGAATTGTTCACTGCTACTATTACCGAAGGCTTCGCCAAAAGCGAGTCCAACGGAATGGATAGAGTTCGAGACATTACCTTCAAAGTCTGTAAAGCCCTTACCCGAATGTACATGCGAGGGTTCAGAGTGGATAGACTCGCCCTTCGAGAAGTAAGGAGAGAGTTTGAGGAAGAGAAGGTTGCAATCCAGGATAGACTATTTAGACAAATAAGAGATTTAATGGGGGATACTCCAGTTAATCTTAACAGTCCTGAACAAGTATCTCAGGTTGTATTTAGTAGGAAGGTAATTGACAAGAAAGAATGGGTTGAACTGTTTGACTTTACGAAAGACTATAAAGAGTTTAGGGATGCCATAGAAACAAACAGTGTAAAACTTAGAAAGACAGTAGCTTTTAGTTGCCCTATTTGTTCTGGTGTTGGTAGTAGGTACAAGAAGAAGAAAGATGGTACTAACTTTAAGAAAGCTAATAAGTGTCCTGACTGTTCAAGTCGAGGCTATCAACTTAGGCAGACTAAAGTATTAGCAGGGCTAGGATTTAACCCACCAAATAAAACTTGGGTAAGTGCAAATGGTTTTAGTACCAGTAAAGGCAACTTAGATATTTTAATAGCTACAGCTAAGACAAAACGTATGTCTGTGGCTATACAATTCTTAGAGGATATAAAGCGTCTGTCGGCTGTAAGTACATACCTATCTTCGTTTGTTGAGGGGATAAGTAACTATACTAAAGAGAACGGCTTTCTTCACGTTGGTTTAACACAACATATTACATCTACTGGGCGGTTCTCAGGACGCAACCCTAATATGCAAAATATGCCTAGGGGTGGTACATTTCCAGTGAAGCGTGTCTTTGTATCTCGATGGAAAAGTGGCAGAATATTGGAAGCTGATTTTGCACAACTTGAATTTAGAGTTTGTGCATTTTTATCACAAGATAAGGTGGCTATGCAGGAGATAGCTACAGGGTTTGACGTACACGCCTACACAGCTAAAGTTATCAGCGATGCAGGGCAACCTACAACCCGACAGGTGGCAAAGGGGCATACTTTTGCTCCCCTTTTCGGGGCGAGTGGTTTTGGTAGAAGCAGAGCAGAGGCCGCATACTATAAACACTTTAATGAGAAGTATACTGGAGTAGCTAAATGGCACAAGAAACTAGGGGATGAGGCAGTTGATGATGGAAAGATAACTACACCATCAGGAAGACAGTATGCATTTCCTGACGTAGAGAGAAGACCTAATGGTAATTTTAGTCACTTCACAATGATAAAGAACTATCCAGTGCAAGGATTTGCTACAGGTGACATTGTGCCAGTTGTGTTTTTGGAAATGGACAAGAGGTTAGAACCTTTAAACTCCTGCATTGTTAATTCTGTCCACGATTCTATTGTAGTTGATGTACACCCACACGAAAAAGATGCCGTAATACAAATTATTACAGATATGAATAACAATTTAAATAAAATTATAGAGGAGGCTTACAATGTAAAAATGAATGTACCAATGCTACTAGAAGCTAAAATAGGTTCGAATTGGCTTGACATAAAGGACGTATGTTAGTATAACTATAGCTCTTTCACATATCATATACATATATATAAAAAGGTAAAATTATGAGTTCAGAATTACAAATAGCAGGTGTTGATAACGCCTTATTAGCTGAGATGATGGGTGTATCAGCCCAAGCAAACGACAATTTAAGTAAGTCTACTTTAGCGAGACTTAATATAACACATACGGCTGTTATGGGAGACCTAGACCACAACGGAAAGGTATCAAGAGTTGAAGTGTTACCTGTTGGAACATATAAACTAAAGGATGATGACACATTTGTTTATTGTCTTGCTCCTACAATAAGAATTTTTGCTGTTAAAGAGCAGTGGACACATTGGGATTCAATTAACAATGTTATGGATCGCACAGAGATGGCTAATAATTTATATGGGGACTTAAAAGATTCTAAAGGTACATTTAATATTGGCAGGCCATCAGGGTATTTGTCTTTGAAAGCCTACGAAGCTTTGCCTCAAGACATTAAAGATTTAATGAGGGCAGTAAAAAGAACTAAGATACTATTTGGTACTATTAACTTTAATGGCGCGGCCTTAGATGAGGCAGGAAATGAAGTTAGTGGCTATGATGGTGAGATACCCTTTATAATGGACACAAAGAATAAAGGTAGTATTGCAGCAATCACTGCCGTATTAAAAAAAATAAAAGATGACAGTAGTATCCCTATAGAAGCTAAACTTCTAAAGCGCAGTATTACACTAGGTGCTAACATTGAATCAGTGCCAGCAGTGTACGCCACAATGACATTTAATGATATTAAGGAAGTTGGTCTTAATGATAACGACAATGAGGTCTTTAAGTCTTTCCAAGAATGGATAAAGTGGTCGGACACTCGTGTGCTAACTATGTGGAAAGAAAAAAATGCGCCCCTTCTTTCTGATGATGAGTTAGAATTTGTTGATGACTTTGTTGACGTAGAAGGTTCGGCTGTTTAATGGAGAATTTATCAGAGGCAGGCCATTGGTATGACAAAGATGGTTTGCCTACTTACACTATTGTTGGGGCAAATGGTAAAGAAAGAAATACCACCCTAAGAGATGCGAGGCAGTGGGGATACGTCCCCTCTGTTACTACAATAATAGGCGTAGCGGCAAAACCTTCCCTAGAAAACTGGAAAGTAAATCAGGCACTGAACTCTGCAATAACATTAGAGCAGGACCCAGGTGAATCTATAGAAGACTTTACTAATAGGTGTAAGCAAGACTCTAAGAAGATAGGCAGAGATGCGGCTGAACGTGGCACAATTATCCACGCTATGATAGAGCAGGGCTTTATGGGCGGCAAAGAAACAAAAGCCTATAGAGTTATTAAAGATTATTTAGATGAAAACTTTCCTGGTGAAGAATGGATTGCTGAAGACTCTTTTTGTTCTACTTCTGGGTATGGCGGCAAGATAGATTTATATTCTAAATCAGGAATATTTGTTGACTTTAAGACTAAAGATGGTTTAAAAGATAAGCAGGCATCTAAACTTGTCTACGACGATCACGGGATGCAGCTATCTGCTTACGCAGAAGGGTGCAACTTCAAAGAACCAGAAAGAGTATCTATATTTGTAGATAGAGAAGACCCAGAATTGATAGCAGTACATAGGTGGGATAAAGAAACCCACGTAAGGCATATGTCTATGTTTAACAGTCTTCTTTCTTACTGGAAATTAGTAAAAAAATATGATCCATCAGAGATCTTAAAAAACAAAAAAGATGAGGTAGCATAATGGTAAAGATGACAATCGAAGGCACAGACTACGACACAGATAATATGACTGATGCACAAAACGAATTAATTGAAGTTCTAAAAGTTAATACAACTACATCAAATGTAGTCAATCATATGTTACAATGTATAAATACAATAGGTAGAGTTAAAGTTGATGAATTAAAGGCTTCCCTATCTGATGGTAAAAAAGAATAATAGTAAACGTAGACACAATTCTAGACGCTACAGAAGCGGATTAGAAGAAACCCTTGCTGACTACTTAACACATCACCAAAAAGAAGTACGCTACGAAATACTGAAAGTCCAATGGGAAGACTTGCGGTATCGTACTTACACACCTGACTTCCAGTTAGACAACGGCATCATATGCGAAGCCAAAGGATTCTTCGATAATGAAGATAGGCGCAAGCATTTAGCTATTCAGAAACAACATCCTGAGTTAGATATACGCTTTGTATTTAGTAACGCCCAAGCTAAACTATATAAAGGTTCTAAGACACGCTACTCAGGGTGGTGTGAGAAGAATAACTTCAAGTGGGCGCACAGAGTTATACCTATGGAATGGTTAACAGAAAAAGGTAGGTGTACATCAGCTACTGTGATAAAGTTAAAAACAAAAAGAAAGGATATATAATGGGCTACACACTAGCCGACGATGAAGTTGCTCTTATACTTCGTCCCATAAGTTTTGATAAAGACGGGGCTTGGAGTGGTTTAATATCAACAGGATTAGCAATGGGTCCAGAAAGCAATGTCGATAAAGAAATACTTGGTGACTTAATTAAGTGTGCTACTTTTCTGAGTGCTTTTTTAGATGTTGCACACGAATACCCCGATATTATGGAGATTGTAGAAGAACGTAGAGATCTAATGATTAAGATGTTTGAAGATGATGCACAAGAAGAAGCTAACGGTTTAGCAGAAGTAGAAGTAACAACTCAAGGCGGTAACGTCATAAAATTTGGCCCTACAACAAAGACGAAAGGTAGCGCGTGACTGAAGATATGGTAAATCAACCCCCTCATTATAATCACGCTGGTATAGAGTGTATTGAAGCTATTGAAGCGGCACTTTCTCCAGAAGAATTTCGAGGATACTGTAAAGGTAATATTATTAAATATACTTGGCGTGAGGGGTATAAGAATGGCGATGAAGATTTAAATAAAGCTGCTTGGTATATGGAAAGACTACATACCTATAAGGAACGTATGGCGGAGAAAGGATGAGCTATAAATCTTTTTACGTGTCCTTTACTTTGAAGGTAGATGAAGAAGGAAATATCTTATCTTTAGTTGAAGAGGAACACCCAAGAGAAGTGGCAGAATCTATAGCAAATGCAATACACGATATTGATGATGTAAAAGTAGAAAAAATAAAAGTTAAAGAGCGGTGGTAGTTAATGGGTAAAAGATCTAACTTTGAAAGAATTGAAAGAGACTTCTATCCTACCCCAATCTCTGCGTTAGCACCATTAGTTCCGCACCTGCCAATAGCCTTTGATTATATTGAACCTTGTGCAGGAGATGGTAGGTTAATAGAACATCTTAAAACTCTAACAAATGGAGTTTGTATAAAAGCTACAGACATTGAGCCACAGTTAGATAAAGGCATTAGTAAAGAAGATGCTTTGACGATTAAGTGGGACGCATATAAAAGTAACACATATTGTATTACTAACCCACCTTGGAACAGAGATATTTTACATCCTTTAATAGAAAACTTTATAGCATCAGGAAAGACCTGGTTACTTTTTGATGCCGATTGGATGCACACTAGACAGGCCATACCATATTTAAAATATTGTAAAAAGATTGTCAGTGTAGGAAGAGTGAAATGGATTGAAGATAGTAAAAACACAGGAAAAGATAACTGTGCGTGGTATCTATTTGATTTAAAAAACAAAACAGCAACAGAATTTTTTGGCAGATTATAAGGGAAAACAACAATGTCTAATAACTATTTACCAACGGACTATCAATCATTCATTCACAAATCACGGTATGCTAGATGGTTAGACACTGAGGGTCGAAGAGAAAGCTGGGACGAAACAGTATCTAGGTATGTAGATCAAATATGTAAAACAAACGCTATAGATACAGACACAAGAAAAAAGTTGTATGACGCTATTATATCGCTGCAAGTAATGCCATCTATGAGAGCAATGATGACTGCTGGCCCTGCATTGGACAGAGATAACACAGCAGGCTACAACTGTAGCTACCTACCTGTAGATGACCCAAAAAGTTTTGACGAAGCTATGTTTATACTTTTGTGTGGTACTGGTGTAGGGTTTAGTGTTGAGCGGCAGTACATATCTAAACTACCTGAAGTACCAACGATGTTTGATAGTGATACAACTATTATAGTTAAAGATAGCAAAGAAGGTTGGGCTAAAGCATTTAGACAAGTCTTAGCATTACTCTGGGCAGGGGAAGTACCTAAGTGGGATGTATCTTTAGTTCGTCCTGCTGGCGCAAAGCTCAAGACGTTTGGTGGCAGAGCTTCTGGCCCAGCACCTTTGATAGACCTGTTTAACTTCTGTATTGCTACATTCAAAGGCGCACAGAACCGCAGGCTGTCTAGCTTAGAGTGCCACGATATTATGTGTAAGGTAGGAGAAATTGTAGTCAGTGGTGGCGTTAGACGCAGTGCTATGATCTCATTATCAAACTTATCAGATGATCGTATGAGACACGCCAAGTCGGGTAACTGGTGGGAGACCGCAGGACATCGAGCTTTAGCTAACAACTCAGTTAGTTACACAGAGAAACCTGATATGGAAACATTCTTACGTGAATGGACTGCACTTGTAGAGTCTAAATCAGGTGAGCGAGGCATCTTCAACAGGCAAGCCAGTAAGAAACAAGCAGCTAAGAATGATAGACGAGACACTGAATGGGAGTTTGGAACTAACCCGTGCAGCGAGATCATATTACGCCCTTACCAATTTTGCAATTTAAGTGAAGTAGTAGTACGAGCCACAGACGATATAAAGAGTTTATCTAACAAAGTTAAGTTAGCTACAATAATAGGTACAATACAATCCAGCCTAACTAAGTTTCCATACTTGCGTAAAGTCTGGCAGAACAACACAGAAGAAGAAAGACTATTAGGTGTGTCCCTTACAGGTATAATGGACAACCCATTGCTCACAGCTAAAAACAAAGGACTAGCTCAGACGCTAGATCATCTCCGTCACGTTGCTGTTGATACTAACAAAGAGTGGGCAGTAAGATTAGGGGTACAACAATCTACTGCTATTACCTGCGTCAAGCCTAGTGGTACAGTATCACAACTTGTAGACAGTGCGTCAGGCATACACGCTAGACACAGCCAGTATTACTATAGAACTGTTCGAGGAGACAATAAAGATCCTATTACACAGTTTATGAAGGACCAGAATATACCTTCAGAGTTATGTGTAATGAAACCAGACACTACAACTGTGTTTACGTTTCCGATTGCGTCACCTAAAAATGCTGTAACTCGAAATGATATGACAGCCATAGATCAACTAGAGATGTGGTTAACCTATCAACGGCACTGGTGTGAACACAAACCTTCTGTAACCATTACAGTTCTACCTGATGAATGGATGGAAGTAGGAGCATTTGTATATAAGTATTTTGATGAGATGAGTGGTGTGTCTTTTCTGCCCCATTCAGATCATACCTACCAACAAGCACCTTATCAGGAGTGTGCGAAGGATGACTACAAAGCGTTACTAAAAGACTTCCCTAGTAAAATAGACTGGGAAAAGTTATCTTCTTATGAACAGGAAGACAATACTGTAGGGATGCAAACCCTAGCGTGTAGTGGAGATGTATGTGAGATTGTGGATCTTACTTAGTGCAGTTTGATCTTTTTAAAACTAAGCACAGTATAGAGCCAGGGGACACGAAAAAATGCCGTGTCTGCAATGTAGTAAAGAACATTAATAGTTTTGGCAATTCGTCTTATGTAAGAACAGAGTGCCTTGAATGTCTGGCAGAACTTAAATCATTACGATATTTTTTAAAAAAAACTAACCCTTATCCAGACAAAACCTATAAATGCCCTATATGTCGTAAAAGTAAAAAGGATTTAGAAAACTTAGATTTTTCGGGTGACCAGGTTTGGGTACTAGATCATTGTTGGGATAGTAAAGAATTTAGAGGGTTTTTATGTAATAGATGTAATATGGGATTAGGTCAACTTCAAGATAGTATACCTGCTTTAAAGAGGGCAATTAAATACTTATCAACGAGCAAAGAAAAAGCAAAGTAATGAAATTAGAACAAGAAGCCAATGCACACATAAACAAGAAAAGAAATATCTTTAAACGAGACTTTAATAACCTTATTAAATCTTTACGTAACTCGTTAAAAGATAATCTTCACAGCACTTCGGACTTAGACAATGCCCTATTACATTTAGTAGAGGCTGAGTTGTGGACACAAAGAAGCGTCGAGTTATGGGGCATCAAGTAGTTTACTTTATTGACCTTGTAGCTAAATAGCCCTCTGATACCCTTTCAATGTCAAAATCAATTAAGTTAGCAAACTTTAGTAATTGCATAACTTCTTCAGTGGACATATCCCTAAGTTCTATTTCATAACCTTCGGCTTTCATATATTTAAGAGCTTCTCGTTTTATAGATGGAGTATACTTGCCCTCAAATTCTCTAATTGCTTTTCCTCTAAAAGCATCATCATTAACAGAGCCAAGTATTTCAATTTGTTGTCTGACTTCTTTACGCATATCTTTTAGTAAATATTCAAAAATCCTTCTCTTCTCTCCTTCTGAACCCCTCATATATTTCTTACTACTTAAAAGTACTGCTGCTTGTTTGTCTAAAATAGGTTGCATAAATTTATTATATGTTGCATCTAATCCTGGTTGATTAGTTCTGGCATCTAACTGCCACTCTTGCTGCCCTAAAACAGCCATTAATGCTTCCGTGTTAGTTTTGCCTTCTTTGTACTTTACCCCTAAAACTTTTGCAAAAGGATTACCTGAAGATGCAATACGTCCTGATCTTCGAGCAGTAACAAGATCTTTAGATGTAATAGCTTCAGTTATAATTTTAGCTTTATCTTCTCCATATAATACTGATCCTAGTTTTTCATTCATAGCACGAAGTATGTGGCCTACGTAGCGTGTAGAGCTTTCGGTAAGAACTTCACCTTTTCCTCTAGTTTGTCTAGGGTCTTTAGCTGTATCATAACCCATTATCATTCCAGTTAAGTCATTGACCATACCGAAAGGTCTAGTTGCCCCAGCTAATAATAAAGCACCTGTTTTAATAAATTGATCTGTTTTATCTTTTCCGTTTCCTGTTAGTCTGCCGCCCAACAGACCGTCAATCATTGCGTTTAAATCATTCCCAAATTGACTATTGGTGATACTCTGTCCAATACCTAGTTGCTTAACTACGTTTGCTCTAGCCTCTGGAGTATGCCCTCCAATTTTTAAATCTTTCATTTTTGCTGTTACATTTTTAAAAGTCCACTCGTTGTTCTCTTTGTCGTAGTCAGGGGAATTAACAATTCTACTTTTAATAAATTCTCCTGTAGCGAGCAATAAAGAAAAAGGGTAGTTATTTTCGTGGTCTATAATTGTTCCACCAGGTCCTTCTACTTCAAACGTACCTAGCTCTTCTGATTTAGAGAATTGATATTGTGTAGCACCTATAATTGCACCTGTTCCAACCAATGCCTTATTAAAGTCAGATTGTGCGCTTGCCATTTCTAGGACGGAACGAGGGGCTACTTTTCCGCCTGTAACCTTTTTTGCTTTTCGTACTGCTTCAACAGCACCACTCTGTATTAGACCAGAAGGACCCCATTGATGAGCCGTAGCAATTACGTTATTGAAGAACCTACCGAAAGGCATAATAAAATTAAGACCTGGTGCTTTTGATGCACCTTCAATTGCTTTAGCAACCAATCTTAATCCTGTTTTGTTTTTATCAGTTGTATAATCAAAAGCAAACACGGACTTCTGTGTACCCTCAATAGCAAATGCAAGGGATTCACCATCAATTAAAGAATATTCTCCTGAGTCTATTACATCATCTAAACTTTTATTATGTTTCATTTTAAGAAACTTATCGAGTTCAGGTATAAAGAATTGAGACTTTGTGTATAAATCTTGTAATTTTACTCCTGAGATGGCACTTGCAGTATCTGCAACCTTTTCTGCACCTTTAAACACTTTATTTTCAGGGTCCATTCCAAAACGAGAGCCTGACTTTTCAACCCCCATATAGTAGGACTCAGTTAACACTTTACGTGCATCTTTATTATTTTCTAATACAGCTTCAAAAGTGTCAAATGTGTCGTAGGGATTTAAGAAACTTTGAAACTTCTTTTGTTGTGTTTGAAAGTATATGTTTCTCATACGCAACATTTCTTGTCGTTGCGCTCCTGTTGTCAACATTGCAGCTACACTATATTGGGTGGCAGCTAATATCTCTGCTACACCATTACCTGTATAAATTGCTGAGAAGCCCTTTAAGTTTAATGCTGTTGTTTGAGGTAAAGACACCAATAATCTACGCCAAAGGTTTACACCATACTCCAGCTTTTTTGGGTTTCTAATAATCTCAAAGTTTTTAAAGTCCATAATCTTATCTGCTGTATGGTCTTTTGTAACAGTATAAATTTCATTTTTTACTATAACCCTTTGCCCTTTTTTATAAGTGGCTTTTGGTACAAAGTCTAACACAGCATCAGGATCTAGGCTACGTACTTGTGCGTCCATAGCCATTTCTGCTGTGGTTAAGGCAGTATCTAACGCCTTTCTTCCTTGGCTATGCACATTAAGAATTTTACCTGACAGACTTGCATCTTCAGATAGTATGTCGCCTATTGTTGTTTTTAATTGTTTTGCATTGGTAAGGTCTTGTAAATCAATATGTGGGTCTACTTCTTTTATCTTCTTTGCTATTTTCCTTACATTGGCGTTACTAAGGTACTGTGTCATTAAAGACATCAAGTCAACAAATTTTACATCTGCTGCAATCCGTGTTCCTCCTGTATTGCGCCTATAAAGTTCAACTAGCCCTCCCTTTTTATCTCCTCCAAGTACAATCTCTTTAAGTAAATCTATGTGTAGATCAGTTCTAGTTTTACCTTTAAGTTCTGTTTTAGTTTCCCAAGATTTCCATTTCTTTGCCCACGCATCAATAGACTCATTCATTTGTTTATCTACTGCTTCATCAGCAGATTTAGCGTTTTTCCAGTTTAGGGAAAGCAGAGGCGTATTAAGTAAGCGAGAACTTTTTCTAATTTTAGTTTTTAATTTTATATCTGTTTTACTAGCAACACTTCTTCCTGCTTTTTGAAAAGTATATTGTCCTCCAGCAGCAACAATGCCTAATAAAAAACTAGCGGCTGTCTGAAATTCGTTGTAGTCTGTCTGGCTTCCAGCTTCCATCATAGTGGATTGATACGTTGCATCTTGCCCTACCGCTACCACACCATCAAGTGCGCCCGTAGCCAGTAAAGATCTTCGTGCCGCACTAGTTAGAATAGATTTTTTATACTGATTTGCTGCTGTATACTTAATCTTATTAGCTTCAAATTTAGCGGCATTTTTACCTGCTTCCTCTACTAGCTCTTTACCAGGTTTAGATTTAGCAAATTGTTTAGTGAGAGTAGATGCTGTTTTAATTTTTGCATCATTCATTGCTTTTGCTACTAGTTTTTTAGATTTATTTTTTAATAAGGCATCTTTACCTGCCTGTATCATAGCTCTTTTTACGGCAGTCTTTGCTGATTGATTTACGCCTAACGTAATTAATTTAGACGCACCACCAGTGGCAACACCTAAATAGTTAGTTACATCGGTTGCGGAGGCAAAGATATAATCTTTAACCCCTGTTATTCTTTCTCCTGGAGTACCTGTAGTAAAAACATTACCTAGTTGATCGTATAGCTCATACGCTTCTCCAGCCATTTGTTTCTGTTCTTCTGTTGCCGTATTAAATGCCCAATACGATTCACCTGCAGTAGACTGAACATTAGCAGTAAAGTATCGCATATGTTGAACAAAGTCAGCTACTACTTTTTTATCGGTAAGGGGTGTCGCTCTACTTAAAGAATACTTGCTTCCGTGCCGTGCGCTCATATATGCACGTATTTTAGTTGCGTTATTCCCTTCCGCTAAATCTTTTTTATCTAATGTACCACCGTAATCTATAGCGGTTGCAAGTTTTTGTCTGGCTGAAGTAGATGAATAAGGGTTTACTCTTTCTACCTTTGTTGTTGTTTTTACATTATTATTAGTAGAGGTTCTATCTTCTTTATTTAAAAACTCATTAATATTAAATTCTGAGGTTTGTTTTTTACTTGCCCCATCAACAACTGTATCTACAGAAGGTGTTACTTTATCTTCTTTATTTAGATAATCATTAATATTAAATTCTGTTTCAGCCATTATTCAGAAACCTCTTCTATACGTCTACTAATATATACTTTAGCAATTGAATCTATTAATGCTTTTTGTTCTTTTCGATCTTTAGGTAGCTCATTATTGCCCCCTAGTGCTTTTACAATAGCATTACGAAGTTGCGAGTTTGTGACCTTTAACTTATTGGGCTTAACTCTTCCTAATGTACTTTTAGGTTTTACCGCCTCTTGTACAGCGTCAACAATTACAGAAATTTCTGGATCTTCATATGCATCAGGTTCTGCGCTTGCACCTCTAAGATCAGTATCCACATTTATGTCTCTACTAGCTAAACCCTTAAGAGAAGAAAAACTTGGTAAGTCTTCTTCAGATGTTTTAACAGAAGGCGGTGACATCAAACCAGGTTTGTTCTCATCAAAAGTAGGAGAAGAGATGTCCATACTTACTGCACCTTGTTGGTCAACTTTTTCAGTAACTTTTTTAGGTTCAGGAGCAGTAAAACCAGTTTGGACATTACGAGATTCTTCAATTTGTTGAGCTAGTAAGTTAGCTTCCTCTAAGTCCCCTGCTCTAACTGCCGCTAGTAGGTTAGCTAGTTCTGCAGGTTCTCTAGCCATATCTCTTCTAAGGTCATCATCAATTGTTGGTGTAACCTCTGTTGCAAGTGCTTCTTTTGCCATTCTTGCTCTGGTTGCATCCGTAATGTAAGGATTGTCTGCGGCACTAGAGCCACCAAATGCATTTTCTTCTGTTTTGTCAGTTTCTCCTGAAATTATACTTGATATAGCATCATACAAATTAAACTTCTCTAACGTTAATTTAGATAAAACTACTTTTTTGTCGAAAGCATCAGTAACAAGTGCCTTAACTGCAGGTTCTGTGACATCCAAATTACCTAGGCTAACTTGTTTTTCTATTACGTTGTTTTGTATTCCTAGTATTGCTTCAATATCATCTTCGCTAAGATCTACTTGTGTTGTTGCATCTTCACCCCCTGTTAAATCAGATACTTCTGAAAGGGATTCATCTAAATTAATTACAGTTTCTGAGTGAGCCGAACTAATTATAGCATCCGTTACTAATGCTTTTTTTGCCATTCTTTCTCTGGTTGCATTAGTAATAAAAGCATTGTCTGCTGTGCTAGAACCACCGAAGGCTTTTTCGGTACTATTTTCTACTACTGCACTGTCTGCCTCAAAAGTATTGTTTGCTGCAGTAACAGCATCCTCTTCTATAGAAGTATCAAAATTTACTCCTGCGTTGGCTAACTCTTTTTGTAACTCTGGGTTAGTACTTGCTGCAGCTTTTAAGCTAAGACTATTTTTTAACTTTTCTAATATGCCTTCGGACACTTCGGATGACGCTAACTTTACTTCTCCATCGGTGTCATTAGAAGACACATCAACAGTACCGCCTAAAGATTCAATAATGCTATTAACAAAAGCCTGCATTTTAGGTCGTTTACCAAATCCTACAGGTGTGCCTAATGCATCTTTTAATGCTTGCGAACTTGAACTACCGCTAGTCCAGCCTTTAATTTTATTTGCTATCTTTACAACGTCAAATTTACCATCAGCATTTTTATAAATATCTAAGTTTGAACCTAATACGGCTATCGCTGCGTTTATATCATCTGTAGCAAAAGTAGGAGCAATAGGAACTACGTCTGGATCTACAACTGGTTTTATGATTTTTGTATCATCTGTTTCAGCTAAACCTAATATTCTTAATATAGGTTGTTCTTTAAAAACCGCTTTCCATCGCTCTTCTGGTACATCCTCTTGGGTTCCATCAGGTCTTAAAATATCAAAATCAATAACATCATTAGTTACAGGGTCAAACTCTACAGAGATGTTATTAGAATTCTCTGCGGAGCTATTTATATAAAATTTATGATAGCCTTCTGCTGTTTTTTCTGCCTTAGTTTCAAGTTTGTCCTGTTGCTCTGGTTCAAGACCGCCAAGTAAATTAAAAACATTAGGTACTGCTCCACGGGTTAGATCATCCCCACTAGCAATAGAAAAGTTTAATGTCTGAAAACCTAATACTGTTTCTAAATCAAACTTAACTTCCTCGCTTGGCCTATCTTGTGTAGATGTACTGGAACTTGTAGAAAAAACATTCTCATACCCTGCTTCAGCTACTATACTTTCAACAAAACCAGGATATGTTGTTGCGTTAATAGAGGTTACTAAAGCTGGATTATTCCCAAATGTTTTTACAGCACCGTATTTTTGTAATGTAGCAAGAATATTAGGCCTTAATTGATTTGCTACCTTATTGTTTACTTGATCATCATAAAACTTTCTAGTTTTTACTACAGCACGATTTGTCCAAAGAGGATCTAGTTTATATCGCTCATCGTCAGGAAACAGTGCTTCGTTGCTTTCCCTTTCCCTACTAAGTGTATTGAAGTACGGACTTTCTTTAGGAGTATCAATATAATTCTTTATTTTTTGAAACTCCACATCTTTATTTAGGGTGGTTAGGCTCTGGTTATTCATAGTATTTAAGTTTCTAAAAGCCGTTTCACCAAACAGATTTAAATCTCCCCAAGACACAAACCCTGCAGTATCTTCCCCAATATCATATGCTGGAGTTCCATCAAGTTGGCTTAAATCGTACGTACTTATTCCTGCATACTTTGTTTCTGCATCTAGTTCTTGCCTAATATAATCTTTAGCATTTCGCCCTAGAGCTTTCCCAAACCAGCTTTGATTTTCAGCTTGGTAATCTCCTACTGTTCCAGCACCTTTTTTATAGTATTTGTCTACTAAACTTTGCCAGCCACTAGCAGGTCTTTCAAAATCTTTATACAACTCAGGTAGCTCTACTTTAAGTGCGGCTTGATCTTTAGCCTCTTGATTCCATTCAAAACCCTCTGAAGTAAATTCATTCTTTATGCTCTGCATTTTTTCGGTAAGGTCTAATATTCCCTTCGCACCAGAGCTAAGAGCAGACGCTATCATTCCTGGAGTAGCCCCTAATCCTTCTGCTTTACTAGTTAATTGTAGTATATTTTTTGCAGCTAAATCTCGTTTAATTGCAATCGTTTTACCTTTTTCAGCTTTTTCTTGTAACTTATCTCTATACAAAGAAGCTCTATCTTTATCTTCATTTATATATAATGCAGTTTGTTTTAAAAATGCCTCTACGCCTGCTTCCCAACTCATTATGAAACTCCTCTTGACATAATACCTTCACCAGTGTTGTTACTTGTTGGTTCCATTGGCATCTCTTCTTCCTCTGTGGTTTCAGGCATAGATTCTATGGCACTACTCATATCAGCAAGTAATGCCTCTCCTTCGTCATCTTCATTCTTAACTGCTTGTTCTCTTGCCTGTTCAACCAGTTTTAAAACCCTAGCATACTCTCTAGCTTCTGACTTTTCTTCTAATGATACGCTTGTTTCAGGAGTTTCAATACCGTAACCTTCCATTGCTATTTTAATAAATCTAGCAACTATAGGACCTGCTAACATACCTGCGTCAACAGTATGTACCCCGTTCATAGCCCCTGTCATCATAATAGTTTCTGTTACAATTTTTAAGTCGCCTCCTAATTTAAAGACTACTGTAAGATCATCCATAACATCATCATTTGCTAGTCTCTCTACATAGTGCTTAACTACATCTCCTACCTCAGTTATTTCTGAAGGGTTTTCCCAAGGAGAATTTTTAGGTAAGTCAGTTAAAGACTGTCCTGCAATTGGGCCTTGTATTAGTTCTACCATTTTATTTTACCTTATTTAGTGAAACCTGCGCCAAAGTATAACCCTACTATGGCTGAAACTATATGCGTGTCTAGTGGCGTGATTACAAAACCTCTTGCGGCTTTCCATACGATTGCTTCGCTAGGTCCAAACAAAAAGTTAAGGAAACCTCCTTGTACTTCTGTATACCCTACAACTACGCCTATTTCAGGATACCATACTGCCGCAACTTTGGGAAGTACTATAATGGCTCCAACCGCACCTAATGCAATAAGTCTTCTTGTCCAAGCAAAGTGCGTATCTTTTCTGCCGTACTCTCTGGCATCTTTTACTGCACCTGCTCTAAACTCAGCACGTTGTAGTAGCATCTTGTTTTGTTCTGCTTTGGCCTTTATAGATTGACCCCAGATAGTCATAACCCCACCTAGCACGGTAGAGCCTAACATTGTTATTAGTTCGAGAGGAAACCCCATTTAATATAACCCTTGTAAGTACGGATTTGGTATCATTATTTCGTTGCCGTATCTGTCTGTGTTGTGTGAAAAAGCTCTATTTACTATCATTTGATTAAAAAGCTGGTCCATATTTATTTCAGGATTCATTTCATCTTTTAGCTTTTTATAATCTTTTTTGCTATGTACTGTTTTATTAAATAAGTTACCAAGAGTAAAAAGAAAATCAATATTGTGCTGACCAAGATAGTCAACGGCTATGTCTGCTACTAGTTTTTTAGCTCTGTCTGCAACTATGCCTTCTTTTTTACTCCAAACCACGTAACCTTCATTGTCTAAAAAAACAGGAAGAGAAGTTTCAACAACGTACCCTGCAGAATCAATTGTGGTTTTGCCACCAACGTACTTACCTGTTATAGGATCAAGGTCGTCGGATAAAGGAGGAAGGTCTCCCAATTTTATGCGAGTAGATGTATCTAACCCAAAAGGAACCTTTGTTGACCTGCCATATCCATAATCATTAGCCCAAGTGTTTGTTGGTGGGTACGCCATAAAACTGTCGGCCCCTAGTAAAGCATCTACACGGTCTGTAAGTGTAGAGTTATACTTACCCACGGTAGTGTTGTCATACTTTCTTTTTGTAGCAAGACTATATTTAAAATCAGCTCCAAATGTACCCCTTTCAGGCTTATCTTGAAGTCTTTTATTAAAACGAGCATTATTTCTTTTTTGATACAGTTCGCTTAACAAATCTATGTCTTTATCAAATATACCTTTAGCTTCTTCGTCAGCAATTAAACTTTCAAAATAAGATAATTGAGAAAAGGTTTCAGGGACTTGTGGATCTAAACCCTGTGGTACTACTTCATTATCTAGCCCGTAAGGGTTTGTTGTTTCTGCCCCCATAAGTGTTAACTTATCTAAATACGACAGTGTTTGTTTTTGTCTCTTGCCTTTTTGTGCTATATATAAGTTAGTGTTTCTTTCTGTAATCATATTAGTAGCTGTAGGTGCTTCTAAAGGGTCGGTGTCATTCATAATGTTTTTAACTACAGCGTAAATGCTTTTATTGTTTTCAGGCTCATTATCATCAGACGTATCGTCTGCTACTACAACCTTTGCTCCTAGTCCTGCTGGTCTTTTAGTGGGGCGAAACACTTCTGGTCTTTTAGTTGGACGAATATCTTTTACTTCTTCATTTGTATTAAAATCAGGAGGAGCAGATCCACTAAAATCATTTTCTAAAGTTAGCCCATCAAATTCGTTTTGCCAACCACCATAACTATATGTCATTATTATATTACTTTCTTATCATTAAGTCGTTAACATTTATGGTCTGCCCATTATTTTTTACATTGTCAATTAAAGGCATTAGGCTTTGGGCGGATGTAGCTGTACTTTGCCCAGAGGGATTAGTGCCAGATAGATCCGCCACAGATGCCCATCTTATAGCAATGCCTTTTAAAAAGTTAGCTTTTGATTTTTTGCCATTTAAATAATTATTATAACCAGATTCTTTTAAGGCAAGCCTAGCAATTTTTTCTTGTACTGCAGGACTAAATGTATCATCAGCTTCTAAATTTAATTTGTCAGCCCACGAATCAACGCCAGGTTTTTCTGCAGTGCCATTCTTTCCAAAAAGGGTGTCTCGTAGTATTTGATATTTTCCTACAGCAGAACTGCCTTCGTTTTCACTCGTTTTGCCAGATATTTTGCCTCTTGTTTTACGTATTAACTTGTTTTGAAATGTAAATAATTCTTTTAGTGTCATCTTACTAACTGACGTGGAAGGAGTTAGGTATTGTTTATATCCATACACCATATCATAAGGACTAATAATTTCTTTATTTACACTTTGGTTCTCTAATCCTTCTGGGGTTGCACCTTCTCCATAAGATATTTTGTCTAGTAAAGTTTGAATAGATAAGTCTGCTTTAGCCTTGTTAGCTGCTATAGCAACTTTCATTTCTTTTTCAGGACGAAGCATTGGGGCAGGAGATTGTGACTTACCTGTTGTGTAGAACTTAAGTTCTTCTTTAGTGGGTGGAATAGAAGTTTTTAAATTAATAATATTATCTAAAAACTTACTTGCATTAAATTTAAGTTTTACAAGTTTTTCTCTGTTTTCCTCAAACACTGTAGGTTTATATGTATCGTTCTCGTTAACTTTATTAACTGATTGATCAAACTGTATACTTTCTTTAGGACTACCTAGCCCTAGCTTTTTTATCTCAGCCATAGTAATACTTTCTTTGGCATTAAGTTTTTCGGAACAGAGCAGCACCAATGCTACCAACAGCACCCCACAACCCAGAACTTTTATTTGCTCTAGCTTTTGCTTCATCAGCTTCCTTTGTTAAATTAGCTACTGCTAATGTGGTTGCTCTTTCTGCATCATTATTTGCTGTTTGCCACGCAAAAGACATTAAGTCACGCACCTCTTGCATATATGCACCAAAACCTAGTGCCGTCATATTGTTAGCCTGTGCAGCCGCATCTCTGTTCGCTTGATTGACTGCGGCATTATCTGTGGTTGCTATTTTTTGATACCACTCAGCGTTAGCTTGTTCAATAACTAAACCGTTTTGTGCATTAAATTGTTCTCTAAGATTAACTTGTGATGCATTAAACTGTTCTATCGCATTAGCTTCTCCTGCATTAAACCTAGTTATTGCATTAGATTGTTCTGCATTGAACTGGGATACTTGGGCAGTAAGGTTACCAAAGAACTGATCTGTTTGATTTTCGCTTGAAGCATTAAACTGAGAAGTTGCATTAGCCGCTGCTTGATCTGATAATAGCGAGTTTACAATAGCTTGAGATTTAAACATCTCAGTTTGTTGTGCGTTAGTTAGGTTAGACAAGTCCATATCTAAAAAAGACTTAGCGTTCTGAGATTGTGCTTGTTGTCTGTTATTTAAATTAGTTAAATCAATTTGAGATAGTGCAGCCGCATCAGAAAGTATTTTAGCGTTAGAGGCGTTTAAATTATTTAAGTCAACTGTCTGGGCCATTCGAGCGTTCTCTAAAGCAACTTGCTGGTCAGCAGTAAAGTTAGTATTAGCTATCTCAGATATACGTGCCGCATTAGATACCCTAGTTTGAAAGTCCTGATTAAACTCTAGCCCTAAAAACTCTGCTCGTTTCTCTGCAGCAAACATAGCGGCTTGTTGTTTATTAGATAAGTTCTGTTCTTCAAACCGTGCAAAGGTAGATGCATCTATCTGAGCAATAGGTAAAGCACTTTCCATAGCCGCTTGAATAATTGCTTGCCCTGCCATACTTGAAGCCCCTAGACCTCTTTGTGCCATAGCTGCAGTTGCGGCTCTCATTGCACCAGCCGCCCACGCAGGAGGGTCACCCCCTTCAAAGTCAGCCATAAGTCCTGTAAGTTGTCCTTGCACAGTAGCATCAGTAGATGGCGCACCTGTTGCCGCTTCAAAGTTAGTCTCTGCTTTAACCCTAGCCATATCAACAGTAGAACCAGCTATGGTTTCTCCTGCTTGTAAAGTTCTGTCTGGGGTATCAGCTACTTTTGCAGATTCAGCAATTTGTGCCGCTGTTAGTCCTAATTGAGCAACTTCTGCTGGGGACTTTTGTGCCGCAGTCATTGTACTAGAGACAGTACCTTGCGCGGCTTGGGCTGCATCTGTAGCGGTTTTAACTCCTGGTGCCGCTTGTGCGGCTGTAGCTAAAGATGCTGGAGTGACTGTTGGTGTTGTAGCGGCTGAAGTGTCTGCTGCTGTAGGTGTAGCCGCTGTTGTTGCTGCCATTAATCCTGCAGTAGGACTAACAAGTCCTGCAGTTGCTTGGTCTGTTCCTGTAGTTTTTGTTGCAGCAGTTGTAGCTAAAGACAGTGGATCTGTTGTGCTTTGTTGTACTAACTCTGCAGGAGTTGGCATAGCAGTTTGTTTAAACTGTGCAGTTGCCTGATTAACTGCTTCATTTCTTTGTGCTACTCTTGAGTCAGCCGCAGTTAGTGCAGTAACTAATTCTGCATTACTAGGGTCTGCCGCTAGTGCATCTCGTGCTGTTTGTTGTTCAGCTAATGAAGTAGAGTAGTTTTGTTGTGCAGTATCTAGGAATGTTTTAGCTGGATCTGTAGTTGTACCGCCTTCTTGAAATCTTCTTGTGTCTTCTTGTGGAGTAGGAAAAGTATTCTGTAGCTTTGCAACTGCAGCCATCTGTTGTTCTATATTCTCTGCGTACTCAGGGTTATCTTGTTTTTTTAATCTATTAACATTGCCCCTAGCATCTTTACGTGGAAATACAAAACCTCCATTAGCCATATTTAATGACTTACCTTCAACTCTTTGCCGCGCTAAATCAGTGTACCGACCCATTTTTGATGACGCACCAGGACTAGATGCGATAAATAAATCTACCTCATCTTGTTGTGCGTTTGGGGGTAGCCCTAAACTTTCAGCAACTTTTCGTTTTAGTACTTGATCCTGTTCTTGGGAAAACCCTGCAAACTTAGCCATTTATGGTATCCTTAATCCTTTGACGCTATACGTTCTACTGACATACGTATTGCTTTGATGTTCTCATCTATTCGTGCAAGAGCTACTGCTTGTCCTTGGACTGCAAGCTCTAGCTTCTCTGTTCGTATTTCTATTCTTACTATACTGTTAGCGTTAGCTTCTATATTAGATTGCATCTGTGATACAGTCCACACTATGGCGGCTGCTTGTATGACGAGTGCTAGTATAAGTGATACGGGTACGGACTTACTGAGATGCCAACTGTTTTTTTCCATTAGGATACCCTAAATCCACTGAAATAACTTGGGGTTGCAACATCTAGTTGGGCTGCACCAGAATTTGGAATACCTAGACGTACAAAAGCCGTGTCATTTACTTCCATGTCTGCCAATGCGCTAATTGCGACTGTCATAAAATCTACATCTGCACCTTGCCCTGTAGGATCAACTATATTTTCATAAGATCTATTTGAAGTTGCTATATCTACTTGATAGTAACCTGTTGCAGTGTCTAATTGTTTTAAATATAAAGATACATTAAATTGATAAGTACCTGTTACAGGTGCAGTAAAAGTATTAGATGCAAAATTACCCCCGTGATCAAATATTTCTGTACCAAAAACTATTGTATGGTTTGTGTTTATAGCTAAATTATCTTGTTGTGCTGCAAGTGTAACTAAAAATGCACACGGGTTAATAAAAGATTGACCTGCTGCTAACTCTGCTGCTTTACTCATTTACTTTGCCTCCAATGCTGCTAGACGAGCCTCAAGAGCATCGTTCTTTGCTGATAGTTCTTGTACTGCTTTTACTAATGGTATTACAAACATTTCACGAGATACTTGTTGAACCCCATACTGGTCTTCTTTCCACCCACCAAATTCAGATACACCTGCTGTATCTAATGCAGCTTTAACTTCTTGAGCAATAAAGTTGTGCATTACCGCACTTGTGTTCATCTCATTGTCATCCGCATTTTCTTTATAAAGATGTGCTAGTTGACTATCTGTAGAATCTAATTCATTGCTTGGTTTCCAGTTATATTTAACAGTCCTTAAATCATTTATAAAATCTAAACCTAACGTTTGATTTGTAATGTTTTTCTTTAATCGTTCATCTGAAGAACGTGACCAGTTAGCATCTGCATCAAAGTCATTTGTAACTACATTACTAGCTTTACCAAATGAAAAGTCGTTTGATGCAGCCGTTATACTTTCACCTATAACAATAGTATGTTGGTTACCCCCTGCACTTATATCTGCATCATGTCCAATACATATATTTTTAAAGCCATCAGTAATATCATCTCCTGCCTGATGGCCTATAGCTGTATTATAGTATCCTGTTGTTGTACTTGCTAATGCACGATAACCAAAACCGTTATTTCTTGTGCCTGTAGTGTTTAGATTTAAAGCTAGGTAACCCATTGCGGTGTTATTTGCACCTTCTGTAATTTGTGACCCTGCCGCAACACCTACCGCAGTATTGCCATCTGCTGTTGTAACATTTTCTAATGCAGTTCTTCCTACCCCAGTATTAAAATCACCTGTGGTAACAGAACTTACTGCCTTATAACCAACGGCTGTGTTTCTAACACCTGTTGTAATCGCATCTCCTGCAAGACCACCAATGAGGGTGTTTTCAGTGCCAGTGGTTACTGCTTTACCTGCCTCATAGCCAACAGCAGTATTGTGACTATCTGTAGCTGAAGTAAAATTTTGTGTAGATAATGCCGCAGCACCTACCGCAGTTGATTTACTACCTAGTGTGTCTGACTGTAATGCGTCAGAGCCTAAAGCAGTATTGTAGTCAGCATCAGTTAATGCTTCACCAGCATCTTGTCCAATAAGTGTATTATTATGGCCTGTTGTAACTGCTGTTCCTGAATTTTCTCCTACTGCCGTATTGTTGTCACCACCGTTATTTGTTTTCAAAGAACGAAAACCTATTGCTGTATTTCTGCTTGCTGTATCTTCTGTAGCTAATGCCTCAAAGCCAACAGCAGTATTACTATCCCCAGTGGTAATTGCAGTACCAGCTTCATCTCCTACAGTAACATTATAATTACCACCAGCAGTGATTGAGTTACCTGCGTTAACACCTGCCCTAAAGTTAGATGTGCCTAACGATGATGTTGATAATCCTGCTGCAGCTATTGTTCCGCTAAATGTACCACCATCTTTGGCACTCACAGAATCTGCTACACTAAATATGTCATGCACTAGCAACTCTAATGTGTCATCTACGGATGCACCTTGTACGAGTACAACGGATGTACCTGTTGATGCTGCATAGTCTGTGGCTGGTACTAAGAGTACACCATTCTGATATACGTCCATGTACAATGTGTCAGTGTAGGCTAGTGAAATACCTGCGTCATCGTTGCCACTAAATGTCGTTTGTCCTGCAGTAGCGGTATAAATAAACCTGCTACGTACTCCAAATCCCGGTCCTCGTCCTATATATGGCATTATACTGCTATCTCCGTAATTGTTATGCTAGAACTCATAGCTCCACCTAATAATCTTGCGCCACCTCCACCGTTCATCGTAATAGTTGCAGACGCATTAGGCCCAACACGAAGTTTAAAAGTAGTTTCTGATGTAGTTCCTGCTGTCATAAAGTGTGTTAGCTCACTACCAACGGCCCTATCTGCAGTATTAATAAAGTTAATTTGTGCGGATAAAGCATTTGCGGTACTGTCTTGAAATAAAGCTAAAATAACCCAATTAGTATCTGCGCTAGTTCCCCACAAGCCTGATACTTCAATCTTTAACTTATTAGATGCATTAGTAGGAGTTATAGCTAGTGTTAAAAATTCAGTACCCTCATTGTTTTGGGGTATAGTGTCATCTAAAGGAATAGTTGTAGTTCCAGTAGCCACTGCAACAGAAGTAGTATTGACTACTTGGACAACACTTCCTGCTGGCAATCCCTCTGTTGCTAGACCATCTCCTGTTACTTGTGTTAGTGCCATCTATTTTGCCTCCAATGCTGCTACCTTTTCAGATAGTTCTTGTATTGCTTTAACTAGGATGGGTATTACAGCGGCTTCTCCAACTTCTTGTTGGCCTGACTCTCTGACATCCCACATTTTAAAGCCGTCAGTTATTTCACTGTGACTATCTATTGCCGCCTTAACTTCTTGAGCTATAAAACCGTGGTTAGTGTTAGAGTTTTTATATGCTTCAGTTGAGCCTTCTTCATAACCATTGAACTCTTCAGGCAAGTCACCTTTGTTTTTGTATTTAAATGTTCTAGGGCGAAGGTCGTTGATAAAGCTAAGCCCTGCTGTAGAGTCTGTGATGTCTTTCTTAACTCGTTCATCTGATACAGTTGACCAAGTTGTGTTGCCGTGTGCTGCTCTAATGTCAGAAGTAGTAATACCTAGAGTTGTATAACCAGAAACCGCAGTAAGACCATAACCCAAGGCGTTGCAGTTATTGCTAGAAACATCTCCTGTATCAATATTAGCACCAACTAATGAACAAAAACTTGCAGTAGTAAGGTTGTCGCCAGAATTAGTTCCAACAGCCGTGTTGAGAGTTCCTTCTGTATTTGCATCTAACGCTCTTTTGCCAAGTGCTGTATTGTCACTAGCGGTGGTGTTAGCCCTTAAAGCGTTCCAACCTACAGCTGTGTTTTGCGCTCCTGTAGTGTTTGTGCTTAAAGCAGCATAACCAACAGCTACGTTATTAGGTGCTGTAGTGTTAGCAGTTAATGCTTCTCTACCTACTGCTGTATTATTCATATCAGCACTGTCTGTACTATTTTGTGTAGCTAAAGCACCAGAACCTATAGCTACAGACCCTGCGCCTGTGGTATCTGCTGATAAGGCAAGGTTACCTACTGCTGTATTGTAGTCGCCTGTAGTAATTGCATCACCAGCTCTGCTACCAAAAGCAGTATTACTAAAGCCCTCAGTGTTTGCTGCTAAAGCACTATAACCAACTGCAGTGTTGTTATTTGCTGTCGTGTTAACTTTTAAAGCATTTTTACCAACTGCTACGTTTGAGTGACCTGATGAATTATCCCTTAAAGCCTGATACCCACAAGCAGTATTATCTGATGCTGTATTAAGTTTTAGAGCCTTTCCACCTACGGCAACATTGTCACCGCCAGTAATTGACGTTGTTAAAGCTTCGTGACCAACGGCAACATTGTCAGTTGCTGTTGTAAGAGCATCACCAGCTAGACCACCAATGAGAGTGTTGTTTGTGCCTGTGGTTACATTTACACCAGCTTGCGCCCCTACTGCTGTGTTGTATGTATCTGTTGCACTTCCATTAACTTGACGAGCCAATGCTCCTCTGCCTATTGCTGTTGAGTTAGAACCGTGAGTTTCAGTACTTAAAGCAAAATACCCCAGAGCAACATTAGAACTTCCTTCTGTAAGAGCATCACCTGCTATGTTACCTACAAAAGTATTTTGGTCGCCTGTCGTAATTGCAGTACCAGCTTCATCCCCTACAACAGTATTTTGAGTAGCTCCTGCTTGTATTGAGTTACCAGCATTTACCCCTGCTCTAAAGTTGGATGTACCTGCGGAAGCAGTAATTATATCTGCACCTTCTAAAAAAGTTAAGTCTGCTGCAATACCAGAAGAGAATGTACCTGTTGTTGCTGTTAATCCTTGTGTAGCTGGGTGTGTAACAGTACCTACTGCTAAACCTAAATAGTTCACAAAGATGTTAGCTGTACCACTTGAGGGTGCAGGACTAAATGTCAATGTTGTACCATTTGAAACTGTGTAAGCTGATGTATCTTGTACGACACCATCAACTGATACAAGTATATCTTGGTCAGCAGAGACTGATTGATTTAATGTAAAGGCTGTTGTGCTACCGTCACCATTAAACTGTTGTACAGCTAATCTTGTACTGTACGTAGTAGCAGCTTCTTGACCAATATAAGGCATGTTATGTGATCTCCATTATACTCAATGTACCAGATAGTTTGTCAGCTACACTACAATCTACTGTAATCTGATCTGTTGTTTCTAGTACAACTTTGTTACCTGCCATCAGTTCTAGTGAACTACCTACTGGCAACGGTGCATCTTTTACAATTACACTTGTACCATTTGCTGTGTTGTTCGTTACTGCTCTGTTTGCTGTATCACTTACAAGTCTCACAGTAGCTGTAACTTCTGTCGTATGTATGTTAGCTAAAATTAAACCCAGAACAACCGTAGTTGTACTACTAGCTGCAGTATAAACTACATAAGGAGTTCCACTACTTGCTGGCTCTGCTGCAAAATTTATAACCTTAAACGTATTTGCCATTCTATATTTCCTCTATTATCCTAGTGCTATTGCTAATGCTGTTGCGTCATCCACTGATGCTTTTGCTGCTAATTGTGTTTGTATTGCAGATGTAACT